GTTCTAACTCTTTGTGTATCCTCCATATTAATAGTCATAGTCTTTACCTCACAAAGAGACACAACCTTCATAGACTTGTTATCTATGATCTCAGCATCCACTGGAGCATACTTATCTAGCTGCTCAAATGTTAAATCCTTACCCTCAAGTAGTATCCGAAGAGTTTCAGCTTCTCTTTCTCGATCTTTATCATTCTCAAACTTAGGCTCTCTTCTCATTTATTTTCCTTATTGTACTTAACTGTTTCCCAAGTTATGTATAATAATATTAAACTAGCAATTGTGAAAAATACATTCATAATAATTTATTTTAAAGTTAATAAACATCATGAGACAGACATATAAAATCTATAATCTCAATTTTTTCTATCTCTATTTCTATATCGTTTGTAGATTTATGCTTTAACTGAAGACTCCTTATAAAGTAATTTGACTTCTGTAGCTCCTCAGGCTCACTCTCCACAATACAAGTTGTGTGATTTGATTTGTTCCACTTCTTAGCTGGCTTCTCCACCCCTTTTACAAACCTTACAACTCTCCACTTGTAGTATACTTTAGCGTGATATATTTTTTTTTTCATATTCTATTAAGTCTAGTAAAGCGTTTACTTTTTTATATGTTTTAATATAAGGCCTGTGATTAAGTATACTAAGTATTTTTTTTCTTAAATTCATTCTACCAGTATCATCAATTAAGTCAATCCTAAATTTTAAACCACGAATATCTCTATCGTACATATAATCATCATTAACGCATTTGTAGTAGTGTATTATTGTAGAATGATTTAGATTAAGCATATTAGCCATATCTACCCATCTTAAATCATAATTAGATTTCATATAATATACAAGTGTTTTTCTTGCGTTAACAACAGATCTAACTCTACATTTACTAAGTATATCTATCTTACGTAGTCTTGTGATTTTACAAACAAGACTTAAAGATTCTTCAAGTATTTCTTGATTATTTTTCATGTTTTAAGTATATTTTTTAAAGTTTCGTAAAAACATATAACACAGTATGTAGCTACAAATACGTTAATAACATCTATAATTAAATCAACCCACCACATAATTAAAATGACTCTAAAGGTTCTGAAGATATAAACTTCTCAGTGTAATCCTGAGGATCAACAAACTTAGTGTATTCCTTCTTAAAGTGTAAAGGTAAAGTTCCAGTACCTATGTTTCTACCCTTAGCAAATATAAGGTCAACAAGACCTTGGGTTGAGCTTCCACTATCATCATTCATGATTCCATAGTATTCTGGTCTATACACAAGCATGACAATATCAGAGGCTTGCTCTATCTCTCCACTCTCACGAAGATCAGATAAGGTGGGTCTGCAACCATCTCTACGTTCAACACCTCTACTAAGTTGTGACAAAGCGACAACGGTAACGTTAAGTTCTTTAGCTATATTTTTAAGCTCACGAGCCACAACAGCTACCTCTTGCTCTCTTGAGGAACCAGTAGCTTTAACCAACTGCAGATAATCCACTAAGAAAAACTTTACATCCTTGGTTATTACATACTGACGTATTTTATTTAAAAGGTATTTAAGTGATGAGTTTTTACATTCGTCTATAAACAGAGTTGTGTTTTCTAGTTTACCAATAGCTTTATGAATCCTCATCAGCTCGTTATTCTCTATGGTCCCCTTCATTATATACCTATTATTTACCTCACTCTCTAAAGAAACCAACCTTTGTAAAAGCTGAGTATCTCCCATCTCGTAAGAGAATATAGCAGTGGGTATATCCATCTTCGCACAATTATAAGAGAATGCTAATCCAAGAGATGTCTTACCCATAGATGAAGCACCACCTATAACTATTAAATCGGTCTCTTGCCAACCACCAGTAAACTTATCTACTGACTGAAATCCAGTTGATATACCAATCATATCTTCAGAGTTTATTCTTCTGTTAATATCATCATGAAGCTTTTTTAATTGCTTCTTTATATCAGGTATATCGCTACCTCTAACGTCAGATATACTCTTTAACTGTTCCTCTACAAATTCTAATATATTAAATAGATCGTCTCCACTGTCTATCTTTTTAGACGTAACCTCAACAAGACTTTTTAACTTACCTTTCTTCTCCTCCTGAGATAAATAAAGAACAATCTTCTTTGTTATGTACGCATAATGATCAGAGCTAATACACTCAGCTACTCTAATATCAACTAAAGGATCTTTAATACTTAATGATATGTCAATCATATCTGCCTTTAATCCTGAGTCTAACTTACTAGAAACAACCCTGTATATTCTTTTGTTTAAAGGATCTTTAAATAGTTGTTCTGATATTAGGGTGTGGCAATCGTAGTAATCTTTAGAATTAGACATCATCTTACCGATAAGTCTCTTTTCCATATCCATGTTATCTTTCATCTTCAATGTATTTAGGTTTAACGTATCGGTTGGTTTTCTTGTTACTTGATTTAATATCGTTCTTCCAGCTTTTATTATTAATCCAAGTTGCTGGCATTCTCCTATACTGCTTGTCGGGAGTAGATTCAACATAAGTCTTAACAGCTTTTATAGCCTCTCCCATCTCATTTAGAGTTAGATTCATCCAAGACTTCTTAGCCTTAACCTTATCTACTCTTTTGTCATAAAGATTCCAAAACATCTCAAAGCCTTTTTCTTTTCTACTATTAGTAGTTACCCTCTTCTCTTTAGATTGAAACCTTAGGTCCACTACATCAAAGTGACTTACCATGTTATTGAATACACATGTAGACTCTAGGTCGTTATTGTAAACAGATTGATGTACGTTTGAATTTATGTGAAAATTTATAGATCTACCATCAACTTCGATAAAGTCTACCTTTTGAAGATCTATAATATCTGTGTCTGAAATTCTATACTTCATAGTTTTTAGTTTAATGGTTTAGAAAAGGAGGGGACTAGCCCCTCCGTTACTAAAATGGTAAGTCGTTAGCCACTGCCTCTTTTTTAGGCTCAGGCTTAAAGGTGTTTACCTCAACGTAATGAGTCTTTCCATACTCATCAGCACCATTACGCTTCTTTACAACCTTTAATCTAATGTACTTGTCTCCGTTGGTGCCATCAAATATGTGACTACCAGCATTAGACTTTAACTTAGTTAGGTTAAGAGAAAACTCTACTAAGTCTCCATCAAATTTTTCTACTCCGTTACCTACATAAATTTTTTCTGTGTTACTCATAACTTTCAGATTTAAAATAATTAACTAATGCATACCTTTCTGTTACTCCTAAATACTTTGCTATTCTCTTGGCGTGCTTAACTTTAAACTCGTCAGGTTTTTCAATGTACTTAGTTAGGGTAGGTCTGCTTAACCCTATTCTTTCAGAGAGCCACAATACTGAGATCTCTTTTTTTGCTAATTTTTCTTTTAATGTCATAGTGTTTCCATAATTAAGTGTTCACCTATAGATTCTTCGTTGGTTATAAAGAACTTCTTATAGACATCTAACAAGTATTTGTACTCTTGTCTACCCCTCTCTATAAACTCATCACTGGCATAGAATATAGAAACGTTGTAAGGTCTTTCTTTTTCCTGAGTTATAAATACAAACTCATCACAACCAAAACCATCCATATAGAATGCTGATTGTCTATCGTATCCATACTTCTTGCAAGAGTTAGAGAAACCATAGAAGCTACCATCAGATGTTGTCTTTAGATCTATAAGAGTTTTACCATTTATATAATCTGCTTTACCTTTACAATAGACATCAGTATCTTCATCTTTCCAAGCGTTAGCGATCTCCCTCTTACCCTCTACTTGAAGGAGATCCCTAACCTCAGAATGCCCAAACAAGACATCACACATGTACATAATCTTATCATACTCTTTCTGTAATATTATTGTAGGTGCGTTAGGGTTGTCCAAAACAAATTCTTTATACCCCTTAGTGGTCCTTGTAGCTGAGTTAAACACTTTTACCTTTTGTGTAAACTCGTTAGGCTCTAACATAGCCACATGATATGCTCTACCAAAGATCATAGGTAAAGTTTCTTTGTTGAGTTCTGGATTTTCCCTCATCATCTTATAAGTTCTGACATCTTTTTTTATCAACCCTAACTGCGAGTTCGTTACAAACTCGTAGTCAGAGTAATAAAAAGAGTCATCAATTAACTTTTTTATAAAATTATCTAAACTCATTACGCTAAAGTTTTAGATAGCTTAAGAACTTTATTAAGATTATCTTGTTGAGTTTTAGTCATGGTGTATCCAACCATCTTTTGTTCTACAACACTACCCTTACCATCCTCTATAGCCTTCATCATGCTTTTGTACTGAGAGTCAGTTAGCTTAGGTTTAGGTGTGGATTTTTTACTTGAAGCTACACGATTAACTTTAACAGCCATGTTGCCATCGTCATCATCTCCAGTAACTACACCAACAACAGATGCAAGTGCGTATCTTCTGGCGTAAGATATAGCAGAGCCAACGCCATGAGCATCTTCCTTAGATGGAATATACATAGTAGATGACATATACTCCCCA